TCTTGGTTATTCTCAGCAAGACGTAGCTGAAAAAGTAGGGATTGATCGTTCTTACTACACGAAAATCGAAAATGGTCTAACTCCAAGTGTAAAAGTAGCAAAAGCAATTGGTTATCATTTAGGTTTTAATTGGACAATTTTTTTTGATAGTATTAGTGCAAAAACTACACAAAACCCTAACAAGGAGGCAATCTAAATGAATCAACTTGTTTTCATTCATAACAATCAACCGGTAACTGACAGTCTTACGGTTGCAGAAGTTTTTGAAAAACGACACGACATTGTATTACGGGATATTGAAAATCAAATAACCAAGCTCCAAGAAGCAGGTGAAAAAGAATTTTCACTCCACAACTTTGAGGAGTCAACATACACAAATGAACGTGGACGTGAATATCGGAAAATTAACATGACAGAAGATGCCTTTACACTTGTAGCAATGGCTTATGTGACTCCAGAAGCAATGAAAATGAAAGTTAAATTCCTTCAAGAATTCAAACGGATGCGTGAATACATCCAAAATAATAAAGTAAAAGTCCTTGATGATCGTACAGCATTGATTCAATCATTAAAACTTACTGCCGAAACTGCAGAAAAAACTGATCAACTTGAAAAAACAGTTAATCTACAACAACAAAAGATTCTCGAAATTGAGAACAAAGTTGATGAACAAATCACACTCACAAGCGGTGAACAACGAAGATTACAAAAAGGTGTTGCCGCTAAGGTTTATGAGTTATCGAATATCCCAGAAGAGCGTTCTAGGCTATTTCGCGAATTATACCGCGAAATTAAAGATCGTTTCGGTGTTGCCAGTTACAAAGATGTTAAACGGAAAGAGCTTCAATCGGCTCTTCGTTACATTGAAAACTGGGTTCCACGTAGAGTTTCGTAAGGGAGTGAATCAAATGAAACAAGATCGCAAAATCATTTTCATTGAAGGCCCTTTGATTGAAAAAGTTAAACGTGACGCCCAAATACATTTAATAAAGATAGCAAAGCGCAACATTGAAAACGGCAGCTATCAACCGAGTAAAGTTAAACTATCTTAATTTTATATCCGTAGGGTGCATATAAAAACCAATGCTTCTATGCAATTGAAAGGGGAGAGAAGTTTGATAAAAGAATCTGTTTACGCACAAACAGCGCTTCAAACATTGCAAAAGGAGGAAGGACTTGAGGGAGTTCAAATCGCAATGGATTTGAACGTTTCACCTCAGTTGATAAGTAACATAAAACATGGCCATAGGAAGTTGCAAAAGGATATTGCAAAAGCTTCATTGACTACATATGACAGTCCAATGTACGCAATGGAATTGCTCTATGAGTTCTCGGAAGGATATACTGCACCGGTTTTAAAAGGCAAAGCGATTGAACATCACAGATTGGCGTTAGAAGAGTTCGCGATTCAACAAACCAGAGAAGTTATTCAGATACTCGAGGAAGTATCGCTATTGAAACCTCCGAATGAAACATCCGAAGAGGAAAAGAAAAGAATCCGAGAAATTATTTACGAGCTATTAGATGCCGAAACAGCGATTGCAAACCTAAAAGCAATATTGGCAAGCGAATACGGAATAAGCCTAAAAAAGTGTATCAAAGAACGGAAACCATACTGGAAATCGAAAGGGTGGATCTGATGGAATTTAACTATACAGAGTTTAAAGAAAATTACGGTCAGGAAGCAGCAGACATTGTGAAAAACGAGATTGATAGTGCAGAAGATTTTAATCTTAAGTGGCAGTTACAAGTTAGCCATGAAAACGAACACTGGATTAATTTTCTATTTGCAACTCCGATAGACGCAAGGACTTTCAGAGTTTATAAAAGATCAAAAAAAATCATTCCAAAAGTTCTGATTGGCAGAGGTGAATGTGAAAAAATACTAACAATCATGAAAGAACTGGGGGCATGAATATGGACTTTGCTGACATTTATCTATTAGGGGTTGTGAGTTTAGGAATGATAGTGTCCTACAAAATCATGCGAGCAGAAGCCAAAGAGGAAAAGATGAAAAAGCGATAGTCGTCGGCAAACAACTATCGCAGGTAAACAAATTCTGAACAAATAAATTGTACCATGGCGGGTTTGAGCCCGTCAACATGGTCAGGAGGTTAATGACACCTTCCAACTTCTTTTCAATCTTCTGGCCATGTTGATGGTTTTAAACCATCCTAGTTGTCTTTTATCAACCGAGCGAGAGCGTGCCATGATCCGTGACCGGGGAGCCGCACCGAAATACATGCGAATGGCGTGGAAAACCATTCAGGTCATTGCCATGACGTTGTTGTTCAAGAGTATAGCAGAACAGGCATAAACAAAAAGACGTGGATGTGAGGAGTGAAGAAAATGAAAACTGGAGATAGAGTTATGTCGCTTCCAGCCATTCAAGAAATTGTCCCTAGTGGCTCTTTGGGTACAGTTCAAGAAGCTTACCCAGATGGTTGGGGAATTGTTAAATTTGATGACGGAACAAAATTGTTAATAAGATTAAACGGTAATTTTGTAGTAGTTAAGGAGTGAATGGTATGGCAATCGACGTTCAGGATCCGAGAATTACCCGGACTATACGGACAGGCTATCCGGAGTCGGTTAATGATGAACCGTTCGGTGTTGATTTATTTGGGAATGAGATTATGCCGGGTGATGAGTATTTGGAATGGGAAGATGATATTTTCCGGAAGGATGATATTTCCTTTGATTTACAGCAGTTTCTTTTACATCTTGGAGCCGATGAAAAAGTCGCAGAATAAAACTCCTGCCGGCAAGTGCAGGAGTAACCTTCAAAACTATTAATTTGATTTAATTATAGCACGCTGAAAGGAGCATGTAAATGGCTACAGTACTTGCAAATACGGTTGATATGAGTAGACAAGAGTGGCTGTGGAATCGTAAGAAAGGTATTGGTGGAAGTGATGCCAGTGCAATTCTAGGATTTAACCCATGGAAGTCAGCCTTTGAATTATATGTCGAAAAAACCAGTGATGAAGTGCGAGAAATTGACAACGAAGCAATCCATTGGGGAAACGTCCTAGAAAATGTTGTTGCCGAAGAATTTACACGGAGAACAGGAAAAAAAGTTCGTCGTCGCAATCAAATGTTCCAACATCATGAACATGAATTCATGATAGCAAATATAGATCGTGATGTTGTTGGAGAAAGAGCATTACTTGAATGCAAAACAACGAATGCATTCAATTTTGAAGCTTGGGAAGGTGACCAAATCCCACCGGCATATATCTGCCAATTGCAACACTATATGGCGGTTTTAGGATACGAAAAAGCATATATTGCAGTATTAATCGGTGGACAAAAGTTCGTATGGAAGGAAGTCGAACGTGACAATGAGTTCATTGGATTGATGATTGAAGCTGAAAAAGATTTCTGGGAAAACCATGTTTTGAAAGGTATTCCACCACAAATAGATGGTACACCTTCCTCAACTGAAATGTTAAATAAAATGTATCCAACAGATAACGGTGAAATTGTCATGCTTGAATCAGACAAAGCGGAAACGCTGATTGAAGCAATAGAATCCATCAAAGCGGAAGTTAAGGAAAAACAATCGCTTCAAAAGGAATACGAAAACAAACTGAAACTGATGATCGGTGAAGCAGCAGTTGGTGTCACACCACGCTTTGAAGTGAGTCTGAAAACATATGAACGAAACTCTATTGATACCAAGAAACTTAAAACAGAACTTCCCGATATTGCTGAGAAGTACAGCCAAACAGCTACTTATAGGCAGTTGAAGATTAAACAAATTGAACAGGAGGCTATGTAATTATGGCAACAGTAGAACAAATGAAAAACCAAATGGCAGTGAAAAACGGAAAGGCAGCTGCACCTGCAAAGAACAAGCCTAAAACTATTGAAGATTATCTTAAGCAAATGGCACCGGCAATGGCCGAAGCATTACCAAAGCATATGAGTGTAGATCGTTTAACACGGTTAACCATGACCACAATTAGGACAAACCCGGAACTTAGGAAAGCCGATGTTCCTAGTTTACTAGGAGCTGTCATGCAAGCAGCACAATTGGGATTGGAACCAGGCTTATTAGGACAATGTTACTTGTTACCGTTCAAAAACAACAAGAAGGGTATCACAGAGGTTCAATTCATCATTGGTTATAAAGGCATGATTGACCTAGCACGACGTTCAGGTCACATCCAATCCATATATGCTCATGCAGTCTATGAAAATGATGATTTTGAGTATGAATTAGGTTTAGAACCTAAATTGGTTCATAAACCAACTATGGAAGCTGATAGAGGAAAGTTTATCGGAGCGTATGCAGTAGCACATTTTAAAGATGGTGGATATCAATTTGAATTTATGCCAAAAAGCGAAATCGAAAAGCGCAAGAGCCGTTCAAAAGCTGCATCATCTAAGTTTAGCCCTTGGAATACGGATTATGAGGAAATGGCAAAGAAAACCGTTGTTCGTCATATGTGGAAATACTTGCCGATTAGCGTTGAAATTCAGCAACAAGTTGCTTATGACGAAGGAACGGCACGAAGTATCAAAGATATCACTCCAAACGATGATGTTTTCCTAGAAGCTCCGGAACATGACATTATCGATATAGAAGAACAGGAAGAAAATGAACCATCTGAACAACATGCTGAATCAGAGCAGACAGAACAGACAGAGGTAATATTCGATGATGTTCAGTGAAACGCCAACAAAAGTTCTCCTCCCGGAATGGATCTGGGAGGAGGCCCAAAATGAAGTGCACTTTAAAAAGCTTGTACTAGATTATATGCGAAGATATCCGGAGTATTCCATCAAAAGTGTAAAAGGGCAATTTGCAATTTGTGCCCGTAAATAAGAGGGAAGGAGGGCATAACAAGCATGAACTACATAAAACAGATTAACGCATTCTATGATCGGCTCGAGACGAATTCACTTAGCACATCAGCAATTGCTTTATGGCACGCGTTGATGCATATAAACAATAAGGCTGGATGGCAAAGAGAATTCTCGGTGGCTGTATCGGTGTTATGCGTTAAGACCGGCCTTTCCGAAAGAACAATATCTAATGCAAGAAATGAATTGAAACAAAAGAAATTCATAGATTTTAAATCACGCAAAGGGAATAAATCAGCAGTTTATATATTAGAAGATTTGTCAGAAACTATTGCTCGCAATCTTTCCTACAAATCAACCGATAAAGAAAATTTGCAGGAAATAAATGCCGACAATTCTTCCGACAAAAATAGTGTGTCGGCAATAAATGCCGACAGTGTTTCCGACAATCTTTCCTACAATGTTTCCGACAGTGTTTCCGACAATCTTTCCGCATTAAATAAACTAAACGAAACAAAACAAAACGAAACTAATATAGCTGCTGCTAATAGGCAAACAAATTTTTTTAATCAGTACATGCTTTGTTTTAATGGACAACCTAATCCAATCCAGATTGAAGAGATTAACAGCTTTATAGACAATGACGGGTTGAGCGAAGAAGTAATTTGTCTTGCATTTAAAAAAGCTGCTGAAGCTGGAGCTAAATATCCATACGCAAGAGCTATTTTGAACAGTTGGGCACAAAAAGGAATTAAAACCATTACTGACGCTCAAAAGGAACAGGAGGAAAGATTAAAAAAACAAACTAACAATAAAAAACGTGTTGAACCAGTTCCGGATTGGCTTAATAGCAGTGAGCAACAAAGCCAAGAGCAAAAAATTGACGAAAAAAAGAAAAGAGAGCTTGAGGAACGTTTGAAAAAGTACAGGAAGGAGGCGTAATTATGATTTTGTATCGATCGGTAAACATGGTAAATGATTTGAAAAAACAGTCAATCATCAATGAGCTACTAGCACTGGGCTTTGATGGTGATGCCGCTATTAATCTATATGACCTTGATTATTACGAACTTAAAAGATTATTGGCTGTAGAACGGATCCGGAGAGGGTAGGAGGGATAAAAATGCGTGAGATTAAGTTTCGTGGTAAAGCAAAAATGTCAATTGAAGAATTGGACGATTTGTACCTAGAACATGAAAATGGGTGGGTTTATGGACACCTTGTAATGTATGGAAAAACACCGTATATC